CATTCCATCAAGCTACCTACCAACAGGCCCAGATGATGGAACAGCCACAGTTAATGATGGACGAGTGGGTACTGCATTTATTCAAGAATACAGGTTCACGCAATATTGTAAGCGAATACAGCGTATAATTCAACCAGCTCTTGATAAAGAATTCAAGATGTTCTTGAAGCATCGTGGATACGAAATTGATTCAAGTCAATTTGCACTTGACTTTGTTGAACCACAAAGCTTTAGTGATTATCGTGAAATTGAAATCAACAGTGCCCGGGCCAGTGTGTTTGGTCAAGTTGAAGGTGTTGAATATATCAGCAAGCGATTTGCACTTAAGAAATATCTGCAATTGAGTGAAGATGAAATCCTCGAAAATGAAAAGCTCTGGAAGCAGGAAAATCCAATCAAGGGTAACGAGGGCGACGCAGTTGATGATGACGAATTTAGTGACCTTGGTAATGTGGGTGTTCAAGGTGGGGCTGATGGCAGCCTTGATGATTTTGAAGCCGACGATATAGGTGATGAGGAATTTGATGATATCGACCTAGGAGATGACGGTGAATCTGCTATTAGTGGCGGTGGCGCCGATGGAGAAGAAATATGAAAAGCATTGAGTTCCTTAAGGAATACTATAATGAAAAAGAAGACAAATACATGGTGGTTAATATTGACCACCATCGCCGCCCCCGCATTACATTGCGCCATTTACAAAAACTTCGCAAAACTCGTAGTATTGAAGATTTAGAACAAAAGCAACGTATTGACGATGTAGCATACATATACGGTCGCCCAAATCAAGACGAATAACTACTTATCAAGTAGATTGTAAAATTGATACCGTTTTCTGCCCTTTTTCGTGCCTTTTTCTAAGGTAAGGCATTTTGTTCTGTAAATACAGTTGAAGTAAAACAAAATGCCTTAATGATAAGGAACAGGAGTGTGACAATGACAAAATCAAAACTCGAAAAAGTGCTTGAATACATGGTAAATGGCGAGAAAGAACTTGCCAGTGAAATGCTTCATGAGCACATTATCGAATCAGCCCGAGAAATCTATGCAGATATTGCAGAAGAAGATGATCATGCTGAAGGTGATCTAGAGCTAGACGAAGATGAAGACATGGACGATGACCTTGATGAAGGTTACCATGATGATGATAGCAGCGGCGACTTTGGTGATGATCTAGATTCAATGGACGACGAAATCGAAACTGAAGAATATTTTGGTGAAGATGACGATGACATGGAAGACGACGCCATGGACGATCTCGACAGTGAGATGGACATGGGCGACGATATGGACATGGATGACGACATGGGCGGCGATATGGACATGGACGGCGATATGGACATGGACTCAGGAAATGGCGACGCTGAAGCAGCAATGACAAATGTCGAAGATGCAATGGATGAGCTTAAAGCAATCTTTGCAGATCTTATGGGTAGTGACATGGGCGACGAAGAGGACATGGGCGACGAAGTTGCTGATGAATTCGACGACATGGACCTAGGCGATGACATGGACGATGACATGGACGATGATCTGGAAGATGATAAACTTGGAGAGGATGCCAAGCTGCATAAGCAAAGCGTCACAATGAAAGGTGATTCAGACGGTAAAGCATCACCACTCAAGCAAAACCTTAAGGGTATCAGTGACAAAGGCGCGCCAGTAAAATTTGCCGGCGGTGACGAAAAAGGTGGTAAAGTTTCACCACCAAAGAAAATGAACACCGTTGGGCCACAAGATCAAAAGGGTAAAATGGACAAAAAAGTTCCAGCCCCTAAGAACGCAAGCGAAAAAGCCAAATCGAATATTGGTAGCTAAGGAAAATTGATTGATGTTTAAACCACTTAGAGAAGTTATGTCTCCGGATGCAGCGAAGATTATCATTGAAAGCCTTGATGACGGCACAGGTGGTAAGAGTCTCTACATGCAAGGTATCTTTATCCAAGGTGATAAACGCAATCAAAATCAACGTATATATCCTGTTAATGAAATCACTAGTGCTGTAAAAACACTAAAAGAAAAGATTAACGGGGGATTTTCAGTCCTTGGAGAAGCAGATCATCCAGATGATCTAAACATTACTATCGACCGCGTATCACATGCAATTGTTGATATGAATATGCGTGGAAACGACGGTATTGGAAAACTAAAATTATTGCCCACTCCAATGGGCAATATATGCAAAACACTACTGGAAAGTGGTGTAAAGCTCGGGGTCAGTTCACGTGGTAGCGGGAATGTAGATGGTTCAGGCAACGTGTCTGAATTTGAAATTGTTACAGTTGATATTGTGGCAAACCCAAGTGCACCAGATGCTTATCCGGATCCGATTTATGAGCAAATCATGGGTCACCGAAGAAGCAGTGTATTTTGGGACGTCGCACAAAGCGTGAATCATGATCACAAAGCAAAGAAGTATCTCAAAGAAGAGATGATTCGATTTATACAAGACCTAGGGAGAAAATAAGCATGCCTAAGTCATTTAATGAAATCCTTGGCAATGGAGTTATAAATGAAGAACTTCAGTCAGAACTAAATGAGGCGTTTGAAAACCGCATTGCGGAAGAACGTGAAACACTGACAGCAGAATTGCGCGAAGAATTTGCGTCACGTTATGAAAATGACAAGACCCAAATTGTTTCAGCAATGGACACTATGCTAAGAGAAGCTATTAAGACTGAACTCGACGAGTTTGCTCAAGATAAAGCAAAAGCTGCTGGAGAGCGCGTTCGATATAAGAAAGCGGTCAAAGAGCATGCCAAAATGCTTGAATCTTTTATTAATGAAATTCTGTCAAAAGAAATTCGTGAACTAAGAGAAGATCGAAAAGCACAAAAGACTAATTTTGGAAAGCTGGAAGAGTTTGTTCTCAAGCAGCTATCCACAGAACTAAACGAATTCCATGATGACAAGCGTTCTCTAGCAGAACAAAAAGTCAAAATGGTACGTGAAGGCAAGAAGGTAATTGAACAAGCAAAGCGTAACTTTATCAAGAAGGGCGCAGCGCACCTCGGAACCATGGTAGAAAATGTTATACGCATGGAGTTAACCACTCTACGTGAAGACATACAATCTGCCAAGGAAAATGAGTTTGGACGTAAAATCTTCGAAACATTCGCAAGTGAGTTTATGACTAGCACCTTAAGCGAAAGCACACAGGTGGCAAAACTTGCTAAACAAATTATGAACCTTAAGCAAAACATTGCAGAATCAAATGAAGCAATACATGCTAAGGATCGGCAGCTTATGGAAGCGACGCGTAAGGTTAAGATCGCAAATGATCTCAGCGAGCGCAAGCAGATTATGAGCGAAATGCTTGGTCCACTAAACAGAGGACAGAAAGAATTAATGGGAACACTACTTGAAAGCGTCAAGACTGTACAGTTGAAGATGGCATACAAGAAATATCTTCCAAGCGTTCTATCCGAAGATTCCGATGTCGCGACACAAGTAAAAGACAAGGCCAGACTCACTGAAAGCCGCAAAACACGCGAAGTTAGCGGTGACAAGGCAAATAAGGGCAACCGACCAGACGTTGGTGGCTCAGCTGATATTATTGAACTCAAGAAATTAGCAGGACTAAGCTAAAGGACATTATAAAATGAAAGATATTCTATTCGAAAACTGGGCAGCAACCAAAGAAGCACTTACCGATGGTTTGTCCGGTAACAAAAAAGCAGTTATGGAAACTGTGCTTGAGAATACCAAGCGCAATCTAACAGAATCTGCATCCATTGGTGCAACTTCTGCAGGTAACATTGCAACACTTAACAAAGTGATCTTGCCAGTTATCCGCCGTGTTATGCCTACTGTTATTGCAAACGAACTAGTTGGTGTGCAGCCAATGACCGGCCCTGTTGGTCAAATCCACACTCTACGTGTACGTTATGCAGAAACATTCGACGCAGCAGTTGCTGGTGATGAAGCATTGAGCCCATTCCAGATTGCAAACGGTTACTCAGGTAACGCTAGCACTGACCGTGCTGAAGCTACTTCAATTCTTGAAGGCCGTGCTGGTCGCAAGCTAAACATTCAGGTCCTCAAGCAGACCGTCGAAGCAAAGACTCGTAAGCTCAGCGCACGTTGGACTTTTGAAGCAGCACAAGACGCACAAGCTCAGCATGGTCTAGATGTTGAGGCTGAAATCATGGCAGCTCTTGCACAAGAGATTACTGCTGAGATTGACCAAGAGATCCTAGCATCTCTACGTAGCCTTGCAGGCCCAGCAGCTGGTACATTCGACCAGGCTGGTGTTTCAGGTACAGCAACTTTTGTTGGTGACGAGCATGCTGCTCTAGCAGTTCTAATCAACAAGGTCAGCAATGATATTGCTGCTCGCACACGTCGTGGCGCAGGTAACTGGATGGTTGTTTCTCCAACAGTCCTTACAGTTCTACAAGCTGCTACTACAAGTGCATTTGCCCGCACAACTGAAGGTCCTTTCGAGGCACCTACCAACACCAAGTTTGTTGGTACACTAAACGGCGCCATGCGCGTTTATGTTAACCAGTATGCAACTGACGACACTGTTCTTGTTGGTTACAAGGGTTCAAACGAGACTGATGCAGCGGCGTTCTATTGCCCATACATTCCTCTAATGAGCTCAGGCACCGTGCTTGATCCTAATACGTTCGAGCCAGTAGTAAGCTTCATGACACGTTATGGTTATGTTGAACTCAGCAACCAGGCATCCAGCCTTGGTAACGCTGCTGACTACCTAGCACGTATTAACGTTACAACAAACAACCTCAGCTTTACTTAATAGTAAACTGCGGAACCATTGAACCGGCCCTAGGGCCGGTTCAATGCAATAGCATTTCATCTTACATTAAAATTTTATTATGAAACA